GAGTAGAAGCGGCGATCCTGCAGGCACTGCAGCCGCTCATCGCGGTACGCCGACTGGATGGCATTGAATTCGATGATCGCGGCCTGGTGGACGTCCGCGAGGCGCTGGGATTTCGACTGTCGAGCCATGTCATGCCCTTGGAAGGTTGCATGAGCTGCTGGCGGCTCGGTCTACTCAGCGGGCCGGCGCGCTGCCGGTCGTGACAGGCGCAAGTTTATCGGCGACCGAAGTGGCTGACCATCGGCACCGGAGAAACAGCTGGTGCTTTCTGCTCGGCGGCTCGCTGGGCCCGGCGCGCACCCTCGCAGGCGTAGCGCAGCGCATCGATGACGTGGTTGTCCTTGTCGGCCAGCTTCGGCAGCACGGCCTGGGTGAGCTTGTCGACCTCATAGCTGTAGGACGTGAGCTCGTCGATCGTGTGCACGCAGCGGGGATGTACGACGATCTCGAAGGACTGCAGGAACTCGACGCCCTCCTCCAGTGACCGCGCACCCTTGACGGCCGCGCCGATCTTCTGAGACCAGTGCCGGCGCATGTGGCTGATGGTCTCCGGCCGCGCGCTGTCAGCGACGGTCCACCAGATGCGCGAGTCCGGTACCGCGTCGAAGAGGCTTGGCAAGTCGAGGATCTCGCAGCCGACCATGTAGGCCTCGTGCGGGATGTAGAGCCGCTTGCCGACTATGGCGCACTGCACGAGCACTGAGGGGTCGACGGCGTAGCCCCAGTCCGCGCCCTGACGAAGCGTCCACGTTGGATCAACGTCGAACTCCTCGATGCGCCAGCGCTTGAAGACGCGCGACGAGCTGTTGGTGAGGTACTTGCCCTCCCAGATCCAGCCGAACTTCTCCGGATCGTGCGCGCGGTCGTACTCCATGTCGGTCCGCGACTCTTCGGACAGATAGGGGTTGTCGCGCCAGTTCGCCTCCACCACGACGGCATTCTTCGGCACTCCGATGCCACTGTTGGGCGAATCGCGGAGAAAGGCGTCGATCGGGTCGGTTGGTAATTTCGGGTTCCACGAGGCCCAGATCTGGCTGCCGGGCTTGCGGATGGTCGGGCGCAGCAGGTCGAGCGAGACCTGGCCGACGTTTTGCGCCTCCTCGATCCAGGCGCGATCAAAGCCCTCAAGCGACTTGATGCTGTCGGCCGTGTGGTCCTGCAGGCCCTGGAAGATCGTCGTTCCGCCGAGCTTGCTGACGATGCGCTTGTCGTAGACGTCGAAGTAGGCGCCGGCGTTGTGCTGCACGATCTTTGACACCAGCAGCTTGCGCACCGAGAAGTCGAGGGACTTCTGCACCTCGCGCAGGCAGACGTTGTCGAGCTTGGCTGCAATGTTCTCCTCCAGCCACAGGCCGGCGAAGAAGTGCGACTTGGCGCTGGCTCGGCCGCCATGTGCGCCCTTGTAGCGCGCAGGCTTGAGCAATGGCAGGAAGACGCGCGGCGTCGGTATTTCGAGCGCGCTCACGCCTTTGTCTCCGCGGGGTCAACCACGGTGCGGCGGATCTCGGTGAACTCGACCGGCCCGTCGTTCTGGCCGGTGAGCTCTACCTTGTCGACGAAGCTGCGGTAGTGCTTGCCGAGCAGCTCGCGCGCACGGATGGCTGGGCCCCAGTCGCCGGCGCCTTCGGCCTTCTGGGCCAGGCGCTCGATCGCGCGCAGGTTCGAGTCAGCCGTGATCAGCGTCCGTCTCTCCTGAGCCTTGAGCGCCTTGGTGATCGCCGCCTTGACCGCAGGCTTCGTGAGTAGCTCCGAACCGATGCGCTGCGCGGTGCGTTCGCTGTAGCCGGCCGCAAGCGATGCGCGCGTGGCGTTTGCGTCGACGAGGTACTCGGCGACGAAGCGCTCCTGTTTGGCGGTCAGTCCTATGGTCTTCGGCATGGCGCTATTTTCCCGTCAACGGCCGCGCCGGCGCTTGCCGGTCGCACGCCGACCGATGTGCCAGCCATTGCAGAACGCGCAGTGGTAGTGCTGCATGGCTTCCTCGTGACGCCGGCCGACTTCCTTGGCGAGCGATCGAGCACGAGAAAATCTGTATGTCTTCTTTCCGCTGCAGCCTGCAGCCTTGTGGTCGGCGACGCTCATCGCTGCTTGGCCTCCCAGAGCTGCTTCATCGTGGCTCGCAGCCGGTCGGCTGCAGGCTTACCGCGGCGGCGCTCGACCAGGTCGAGGTACTCGCGTCGCTCGGCCAGCGTGGGCCGCGCCGCGATGGCGCGCGCCTCGCATTCGTGCCGCCAGTCTTCGCTGGCGCTGTCGACCTGGCGGCCGTCGATCAAGGTCACCTGCATGGCGACTTCACCGGGTAGTCCTCGATGACCGGCGTCCCGAACGAGCATGGCTGTCGATAGGCAGGCCACTGTCGCGCCGGGTCATTCGACATCGTCAGCCAGATGTCCGAGCCGCAGATGTCGATCCAGTGCCGCTCCCAGCGGCCGCCGTACCAGCGGCGGTACCTGCGGAAGCGCTGCCCGAGGAAGTGCTCGAACCAGAAAGCGCGAAAGATTCTCATGCCAGCGTCCCCAGCAGATCACCCTGCGGGCTGGCCGGAAGCGCCATCTGCCTGATGCGCACGACAACGCGCGCATCGCCGTCGGGCTCCATGCGTCGCATGAGCAGCTCGCGCACCCACTTGTCGTCCTCGATGGCCACGCCCTTGAGCGAGTCGAGCAGCACCTTGTTGGCGTTGTCGAGGTCGATGCAGCGTACGTCGTCGTCCCAAGTCATCGGCGCCTTGCGCGCACGCCGGGCCCAGTCCTGCGGGCGCTGCGGGTAGAGCTCGATCTCGACGGCCACGCGGCCGGCCAGCGGCACGCGCACGCCTGCCTGGCGGCAGAGCCAGCCCACTTCCTGCTTGTAGGCCTTGGCCTCGTCGCTGAGCGTAACAATGGCGCGCTGGTGGCCGCGCGGGACAAAGGAGCGCCAGTAGAGGTTGGCGCTGATCGGGTACGGAAGGGTGAGCTCGATCATGCGATGCCCCAGATGCACCAGGCGACGAACGTCCAGAACGCGATGACGACCAGGCCCAGGCGCCGCCAGATCCGCAGCCGCTGCTCACGTGCCTGCGCGCGCTGCTCTGCCGTCATGCCGCACTCGCAGAGCTGGAACGGCTCGCCGCAACGGTCGCACGAGGCGCAGTAGGTCTCGCCCGTTACCATCGTCCGGCGCCATGGGAGGTTTTCAGAGGCGCCAGCATCGGGATGACCGTGACGGTCACGGACCGAAGGGGAGTGACTGTCACTGTCACGCTCATCTGTCACTGTCACGGTGTTGTCTGTCACGCGTGACAACCGTGACATCCCCTCGTAGAGGGCGTGCGCGCGCGAGACTGTCACGCTTTCTTGTGTCACGTCACGCTCGTTTTCTGTCACGCTGGTCTGCTTTTCTGTCACGGTCAGACTCCAGTCTTGAGGGTGAGTACGTAGCCGTCAGCGACCTCCATGAAGCCGCCCTTTTCGGCCCACTTGCGGGCCCTGTGGTAGGCCTGTCGACGCGCCTCCGGCGTGTCGAGGCCGCACTGCTCGTAGAACGCCTTGCGCAGGTCGGCCTCCTTCGAGCCGTTCTGCAGCAGGCTGAGCAGCAGCTGGTTCTTGCCGCCGCGGCCGGCGCTGGATTCGCGCTCCATGGCCTCCTGCAGCTCTTCTGCGCTGCTCAGATGACGCGCGACCAGGCTGGTGACCTTGTCGCCGTCCTCGTCGGTTCCGAGCTCGCGAACGCTGAGGGAGAAGGTCGCATCGTCGAAGGGCTCACCGTCCTTCTGCTTCGCGCAGGTCAGCGTGGCCAGCATCTCCTTCTCGTCTCGGAAGACCCCAAGCATCCAGTCGAGGTTGGCTCGGATCGCGCTGGTGCCGCGGGGGCGTTCGGTGGCCTGGTGGCCGGTGTGGTGCAGGATGGCGATCGCGCAGTGCCAGAGCGCGCGCAGGCGCTCGCCGATCTCGCGGAAGTACGCGGCCATCTCGTTGGCGCTGTTTTCCTCGCCCGCGTAGGTCTGGCTCAGCGTGTCGATAACGACGAGCACCGGCGTCAGGCCTTGGCCTTGGGCCACCTCGACGACGCGCCAGGCGTCGGCCGTGAGATCCACGGCACGGGGAATGACCTTGAAGCTGTCCTTGATCCGGTCCCAGGGGATACCTCGGGCCTTATGCCAGGCAACGATGCGCGCCCAGAGGCCAGAGCCGCCCTCGGCAGCGATATAGAGCACGGGGCCCTTCACGGTGCGCCGGCCCATCCAGGTCAGGCCATGGGCCACATGCAGGGCGAAGTCGAGCGCGATGAAGCTCTTGAAGGTGCCGCTTCCGCCGAAGATCATCCCGATCGAGTCCGATGGTACGACATGCTTGACGGTCCAGGTGATCGAATGCGAGTGCTCGCGCAGCTGGTCAAGCGACAGAAGCGGAATGCGCGAGCTGCCCAGCTTGCGCTGGTCCGCCAGGCGGCCGAACTGCACCTTGATGTCGTCGAGAACTTGGCCGGCCGGCTCATTCTTGAATGCCCGTGAACTGGCGACATCGGCCGCCGCGATGATCGAGCGGAGCGTGGCGCGCTCCATCACGATCTCCGCATAGCGGACGATGTTGGAGGCGCTGGGCACGCTCTGAGCAAGCGCGTTGAGATAGGACAGGCCGCCAGCGTCGCCAGCTTTGTCCCCAAGCTGCTCGAACACCGTGATCACGTCGACGGGCTTGGCCTCGCCGATGAGCGTGGTGATTGCCTCGAAGATCACGCGATGGGTGTGCGCATAGAAGTCGCTGACGGATAGCGTGTCAGCGACCCGGCTGAAGGCCTTCGGGTCAATCAGCAGACCGCCGAGCACGCTCTGTTCGGCTTCGTCCGAGTGCGGAGGGACGCGCAGGCGAGCGAGCTCAGCCTCGGCGTCTGGTGGCGGCAGATCTTCCGGGGCATTCATCAGGCGTGTGCCCCTTGCGGTTTGATCGACGAGGGCGTCATCCACCGGTTCTCCCTGCGGCCGCGCGATCCAGGAACTGCTCAACCGCAGCAGCGTGCGGAAGCTCGCGGAACATGCCCCAACGAGAGATCGTGAAGGAGCCATCCGGCAGATGCTTGAGTTCGAAGCCAGCCAGAGCAGCGCGGGCACGGAGCGTTTCGACGACCTTTGCGTCGAGGGGCTGGAGCACGGTGCCGGTCAAGCTGCCGCCTTCGCTGCCGCCAGCAGCTGCACTAGCTCGGGCACTAGCGTCTCCAGCTTCGCGAACGTGCGTGCGCGCCGCGCGTCGTCGCTGTCGAGGAACTTGGCCGCCAGGTACTCGATCACGGCCGCGGCCTCGCCGGTGCTTTCGAGCCACGCCTCGAGGTCGTCGCAGTTCATGCGCTGGGTGTCGCCATCGGTCGGATTGAGCTTGCGGCTCAGCGTCGACGGCGAGAGGTCCATGTCAGCAGCCTGCACCTTCAGGTGCTTGGAGGTGACGCTTGATCGGTGCGCGATATAGGCGCGCAGTGACGAGAAACGCTCCGGCAGCGAGGGCTCGAAGTTCAGCGTGAGCTGGTGCTGTGCCGGAGACGGCAACTCGGATTGCCGTCTGTTGCCGTCTCCGCGAGGGACGTGCTGATGGACAGTGCGAGACATGGACAAGACCTCCTCGAATCAGGATTTGGAATGGGCGCGCGCCGCGGTGTCGTCGCTGCTTGAGCGGCTGGCTGCACGTGCCGCACGCGACCTGGAAGCGCAGGCCGCACCGCTTCTCGCGGCAGCGGCTCGGCTACGCGAGGCGCGGCGGTGAGCGCCCATGGCTCAAGCCGCTTTGCCTGCGGATTCGATGACGCGCGGCTCGGGCAGATCGCCTGCGCCGTACACCTGGTCGTAGCTGAGCTTGATGCCCAGCGTGGCCGCGAACTCGATCAGCTTCTTGGCCGTCTCCGGGGTGACGGTCTGCCCGCGCTCGAGGAAGGAGATGTTTCCCTGGCTCATGTTGAGGGCTCGGGACATCTCTGCCTGCGTGACGCCCAGGTATTGGCGGATGGTTTTGAAGGTGCTCATGGGCGCCATATTAGTCGGACTAACAGGCTCTGTCTACAGTCGTCCTGTTTGACTGTCTATTAGCGCGGCTCATAAGG